ATGCTGGGCCGAGGCGCGGGCGACTTGCAGCACCTTCTGCGCCTTACATCGGAAGAAATAGCGCGCGGCGCCGATGATGCCCAGCGTTTCGGTCTCGTGGTTGGCGGTGATGATTACGAGGCGACGATTAAGTTTCAGCGCGCTATGAGCGAGTTGAACCTTGCCATCCTTGGCATGGAGCGTGCGCTTGGCGATAAAATCATACCGGCACTCACTGAATTTGCAGCCACTTTTACCAATAAAATCATACCGGCAATAGGTGCTGGCATCGATAAGGTGAAGGAGTTCATGGACGTTCTTGGCAAGCTTTATGCGCTGGTCGGAACCGCTGGCGATCCCGCTGTGCGTGATGCGCTCATGGATAACATGGCTGGTATTCCCTATGGTAAGCAAGCGGCCGCTAAAACCGGCGGCACAATGCTTGGTGATCAAGGTAGTAAAACGGTGCCCGAAGGATTTGGTAAAAGCGGAGGGAAAGATGTACAGGACGCCATCGATCAGGAAGATGCCAACACCCAGATGGAATTATCGAAGTTGGTTTTAGCCCAGAAAAAAGAGGATTTGCAGACCGATTTTGACAATCACAAAATTACTTTAGAGCAAAAAACTGCAGCCTTGCAAGATTATACTACCCTCGAATACCAGGAGGGCATGTCCGTCCTCGACAAAGAAATGTCGTGGTACGATGAGGACACCAAGGAATATCACGCTGCGCTTGATAAAAAGGCGATTCTGACCGAGCAATATAATATTGCCATGGATAAAATCACTAAGGATTCCGCCAAGGAGCAAGCCGCCGAATACAAAAAAATGAGCGATACCATTAACCAAACTTTCGATCAGATGGTGAATGGTGTTTTACAAGGAACGCAGACGTGGCAGCAGGCGATGGCGCGAGCCTTCGATAATCTTGCCCTGAAATTCATTGATGATTTTGTGGTGAAATCGGTAATCCAGATGGCGCTTAGTTATGCGCAGCAGCTTGGCTTGACGCAAACATTCCATGCCGCCATGCGCGCTATCGGCCTTGAAAGTGCCACTGCCGATGCGGCCACACAGCATGGCATTCAAGCTGCAGCGAATGTGTCCACAGTCACAGCCGATGCGGCCGTTACCTTTGCCGGGGTATTTGCCAACCAAGCGCCTCTTTTAGGGCCGGCGGCTGCTATACCTGCAGGAGCGGCCGAAGCCCTCGTCATGGCTCAAATCCCGCAAGCTTCCCTAGCTGTGGGTGCATGGTCACTGCCTAGCGATATGACAGCGCAACTGCATGCCGGCGAAATGGTGGTGCCAAAAACATTTGCAGAAGGAATGCGCGACAATGGTGCGGGCAGCACCGGAAGTAGTGAAGTGCATTTTCACGTCAGCGCCATCGATGCACAGAGTGTTGCCTCATTCTTCTCTAATAACGGGGAATATATCGCGCAGGCGGTCAATCAACAAATCCGTAATGGCCATCCTGCTCTGGCGGGTTCCGGCTTAACGACAGGGAGATATTGATGTCCAGCGCAGTTTTCCCCTCCCTATCCGGTATTACCTACCCGCAAGACCGCACGCCGATTTGGGACACTATGGTGCAGCCAAACGTCAGCGGCAAGGAAATGCGGCTGGCGCAGGAAACCTATCCGCGCTACCAGTGGGATTTGGCATTTAGCGCACTTCGGCAAGGTACGGTTGGTCAGACCAATTATACCGAGCTCGACACGCTGCTCGGCTTCTTCAATTCGCGTCAGGGCAGCTTCGACAGCTTCCTGTTCACCGACCCGAAATATAACAGCATCAGCGGCCAGCAAATTGGCATCGGTGATGGTGTGACGGCGGTGTTCCAGCTTACGCAGGCGCAAAATGGCTTTATTGAGCCCGTGCTGGCGCCGAACGTCGTGCAGCATGTGTTTAACAACGGCGTCGATGGCGGTGGCTGGGTGGTGGGCTTATGGGGCACGTCATCGGCCGGGCAGATCATCTATACCGGCGCGGTGCCGACCATGGGAAATCCGATAACCGCCAGTTTCAGCTATTACTGGCCGTGCCGGTTCCTCGATGACAAATTCCCGCTGTCGCAGTTTAACGCCAATATGTACGAGGTGAAAAAACTCAGCATTATATCGGTGAAGAATTAATGAAATCAATAACCTATGAGACATCCGCCGGAGCCACCGTCGCTTTGCTTGCCACCCGCGAGGCGATGTTCGCCACGCTGATCCAATTTTCCCTGCTTAACGGCGCGGGAAGCCTTTATTACACCTCGAGCGACTGGCCGCTCAAATTCAACGGCAACACCTACCAGACGGCCATGAATAGCGGTGTGGTCATCGACCGCAAGGGCAGCAAAGCCAAAATCAAATGGAACATCGGCACGCACGTCAACACGCTGGCCATCGATGTGCTGGCGAACAATGCAAAAGTCAACGGGCAGGATTTCTTCGCCGCCGTGAAGCAAGGGGTTTTCGATGGCGCGACCGTCACCTTTTACCGGGCATATTGGAACCGCACAACCAGCTTTATGAACCCCATCCTGCCGGTGGGCGTAGTGCAGATGTTCGCCGGGCATGTCGCGCAAATCGATTCGAGCCGCAGCAAGGTGACGTTTACCATCAAGGATTACATGGATTTGCTCAATATCCAGCTGCCGCGCAACCTCTATCAGGGCGGCTGCCTGAATACGCTTTACGATACCGCCTGCACGCTGAATGCCAACAGCTTCATGGAAACCGGCGGCGTGACGTCGGGTTCGAGTGCGAGCGTGGTCAATAACACGACGCTGACCGGCACCACCGGCGTTTATGACCAGGGCAAAATCACTTTCACCAGCGGGCTTAATAACGGCATATCGCGCAGCGTGAAGCAGTACATCAATGGCTCGCCCACCACCATCGCGCTGCTATCGCCATTCCCCAACACGCCTGCCAATGGCGACACGTTCAAGGTGTTCCAAGGCTGCAATAAAACGCAGAGCACATGCAACACGAAATTCTCGAACCTCATCAACTTCCGAGGATTTCCGTACATCCCCGAAAATTCAACGGCGGTATGATATGCAGGTATTACAAAACCCGACCGAGGAATGGATCGAGCGCCATCGAGTTGTCGCCGAGGCATTAAGCTGGCAAAAAACCCCCTACCTGCATGAAGCGCGGCTCAAAGACATCGGATGCGATTGTATCACACTTTTGGCAGGGGTTTTCGAGAACGCGGGTTTAATCGCCCGTGTTCCCATAGAGCACTATCCCCAAGACTGGATGCACCACCGCGACGCCGAGCGGTATATGGAAGGGCTGATGCAATATGCCGGCGAAATAGCCAGAAGCCCACAGCCCGGCGACATCGCCCTATGGAAATTCGGGCGGTGTTACAGCCATGGCGCCATCGTCATCGAATGGCCGCTGGTATTGCACGCGCGCCCCGGCTGCGGCGTGGTGCAGGAAAACGTCTGGTCATCCCCGTGGCTTACTTATATCGGCGAAAATGTCAGCGATAAGGGTAAATTGCGCCCCGTCCGCTTCTTCTCGTTCTGGAGGAAATAATGGGTTTCCTCGTTGGATTATTAGGTGGCGGCAGCAAGCCAAAGACGCAAGCAACGGCGGCGGCGGGCGTTCAGTTCCAGAGTTCCGCCCAAGGTTTGCCGGTGGCGCTGGTATTCGGCACATGCGTCGTCGCGCCCAATATGATCTGGTACGGCGATTTTGTCGCCACGCAGCAGGCTTCCAGTTCGGGCGGCGGCGGCAAGGGTGGCGGCAGCGGCGGCAAGGGTGGCGGCGGTTCCTCATTCACCTATGCGGCATCGTTCGAGTTCGGGCTATGCGCCGGGCCGATCATCGGCGTCAACAATGTCTATGTGAATAAGCAGGTCACCTCGCTGTCTGCACTAGGCTATTCGCTGTTTACCGGCACCGCCGGGCAAGCTGCATGGGGATATCTGACCAGCAACCATCCCGGGCAGGATTTACATTATAACTACCTCGCCTACGTCGCCGCCTCGGCCTACGCCATGGGTAACAGCCCACAGGTGCCCAACAGCAACTTCGAAGTGCAGGGCTTGTTTTCCAACTCAGTCGCGCAGGAAGTCTATGGCGAAAGCTACGTCGTCGGGCAAACGACGCCATCGGGCGGCTCGGGCAATCCGATCACCGTGCTTTATGCCGCCAACTGGACGAGTGATGCCGGCGTTACCGATACGGCGGGCAACGTTTACACCAAGGTGGGCAGTAATCCCGCCAGCCTGCAATATAGCGTGGCGGCGGGCGTCTATACCTTTAACAGCGCGCAGACCAACGTGCAGGTGTTCATTTCCTATAACGCCAGCATCGGCGCGGATGCCGACCCGTCGCTGATCCTTAATTACCTGCTCACCGACCCGCGCCAAGGTGCGCTATTCCCATCGGCCAATATCGGCTCCCTCACCACTTGGCAGGCATATTGCATCGCCAACGGGCTGCTCCTGTCGCCGGGCTATACGCAGCAGAACACCGCGGCATCAATGATCACCGACATCATGAAAGCGACCAACAGCGATATCGTATCCTCGGGCGGCATCATCACCGTGGTGCCTTATGGCGACCAGAGCATCACGGCAAACGGCTTTACTTATACCGCGCCGGCGGCGCCCCTATATGCGCTGGCGGATGATGATTTTATCCGCGTCAAGAACCAAGACCCGGTCACCATCACGCGCATGAATCCGGCGGATGTTTACAACTCGATCAATCTGACCTGCCTCGACCGCGCCAACCAGTATAACAGCGCCATCCTGAATGCCAAGAGCCAGGCGGCCATCGACACCTATGGCTTGCGTGAAACCACGGTCGACATGCGAATTTTTGCCAATCTCAACGCCGCGCGGCTATCCTTGCAGTTGCAGCTTCACCGGCAAGAGGTGCGCAACCAGTACAGCTTCACCCTAGACCATCGTTATTTGTTGCTCGATCCCATGGATATCGTTTCCATTACCGACAGCGTTGCGGGCATCAATGCCCAATGGGTGCGCATCCTGAGTATTACCGAAGGCGATAATGGCGAGTTCCAGATCACCGCCGAGGAATATTTGACCGGCAACAGCAACGCGCCAATTTACAATTTGCAAAAAGGCGTCGGATACAACGTCAATTACAACGCCTCGCCGGGCAATGCGAACACGCCGGTGGTGTTCGAGCCGCCGGTGCAGATCGCGCAGAGCGGCGGCATAGAGGTGGATATCGCCTGCAGCGGTGGCAGCACATGGGGCGGTGCCGATATTTGGATTTCCCCGGATGGCAATACCTATAAACTGGCGGGCCGCGTCAATGGCAGCGCGCGCGCGGGCGTGCTTAACGGCTCCCTAGCCAGTGGAAGTGACCCGGACACGGTAAACACGCTGCACGTCGATTTGACGCAGTCTGCGGGCATACTGGCATCAGGCACGCAGGCCGATGCCGACGCTAACCACACGCTTTGCTATGTCGATGGTGAATATATCAGCTATGAAACCGCGACGCTGACCGCCACCAGCAAATATGACCTCACCTACCTGCGGCGCGGGCAATTCGGCTCGACGATATCTTCCCATGCCAACGCCGCGCCTTTCGCGCGCATGGATGGTGGCATATTCGCCTATCCCTACGATAAGTCGAAAATCGGCTCGACCATTTACATCAAGTTGCTCTCATTCAATAGCTGGGGTGGTGGCCAGCAGACGCTTTCCAGCGTTACGGCTTACACGCATGTGCTGACCGGCCCACCGTTGCCCAGCGCCGTGCAGAATTTCAATGCGCAGCAAACTGGAAATGTGGTGGTATTCAGCTGGACGGATTTACAGCCGAACGACACTGGCCTTAAAGGTTACGATATCGCCTTCGGGACGCCCGGTTCCGCTTGGAGCGCGAAAGAATTGCTCACCGAGGCGGCGCGCGGTACGGAAATGACTAATGCTGCCGTGCCGCCTGGCACATGGGAATTTTCAATCCGCGGCCACGATATTGCCGATAATTTAGGCGCGATTTCTACAGTGCAATTAATAGTAACGAACTCAAATTCGATTATTTCAAGCGTAATGCAGGAGCCTTCATGGCTTGGATTATTTGCTTCGGCACCAAGTAATGCAGTTTTTGATAATGCTGGTACATCATCACCAACAAATAGCAGTAGCTATAATTTTACTTTCACCATCGGCAATAATTCTAATCGTGTTTTAATAGCAAGGATAGGCATAGGAAGCGCCGTAACAACGGTGAGCAATGTCACCTATGGCGGTATTGCTCTGACGCATTATAGCGCCGCAGATATCACCAATGCTTCGCAACATTCAGAATTTTGGTATTTAATTTCGCCTGCAACGGGCTCTAATTCTCTTGCGGTTACTCTTTCGGGTGCATCACCATCAGTTACG